AAAGGTCTAGTTGTTCTTCCTGTGCCATGATTGTCGTATCCTTGTTTATTACTAGATACAGATTCAGCAGGACCTATATTTTGACCGTAATCAATCTCTCTTATACCCCTGTTGATGTTTTGTGCACTTCCTGTAGTAGCATTTATAACATCGTTTACTCCTGTGTAATATTGCGTGTATATAACTTTTTGTGAATATTGATATGATAAATCGTTTGAGGTCGATTTTGGGTCGTATCTACCTGATAATAAAAAATTATTATACGAAGTTTCGTATTGTCTCAAATGTTTTATAGCATTTTGTGTTCCTATAGTTGCAAAGTCTGGAACAGTATCAGCATTAAAATCTTCAAAACCTGCATCTAAACGTGCAACTATTTTTATTTTATCTCCACTTCTTTTTGAATAATTTAAACTTCCAAGAGTAGATTCTGGTGTGTCATAAGTAAAAGTACTACATGAAACAGATTGATGAGCTTGAGCAGGAGAATAAATATTAGAAAACATTGTACCATTCTTGTGTTTCATAGAATCATTTCCATCAACATTAGCATGTATGATAGTTTGATTTAAAACGCCTGACGATAAGATGGATTTATCTTGTTCTGTTCTGTCTACTCTTACAATTGAATATCCACTTATTTTAGACCTCGTATCTGCTGAAAGCTTAACTTGAAACTTAGGATACATAACAAATCCATGTACGTCATCTGTAGGTGTATCAAAATACAATGTGCTTGTAGCACTATCTGTAGCAGTCATACTGATTGTAACAGAATTATTATCACCTGCTATAGATGCCACATAAGTTCCAGGACGTATACCAACACCACTAACTATATCACCTATAGATAGTTGAGCCCCTATACCGTTTAGTGTTAATGTAGTATTGCTAGATTTAACTACAGAGTCTATTTTTTTAGTAATATTACCTGCATGCTTAAATGTTAATTGTCCATCAGCAGTATTACCTACCACTCGACCATTAGCAGTGTCATTTGTAATATACTCCATAGTACCATCAGGCATACGTATATCGCCTATAGGACTCACGAAGGTTGGATTACCATTTAAATCATAAAACAAAATACCAAATCTGTATATTTCACCTCTTTGGTATCCAGTAAACTTTTCAGTAAATAGTGGATTTTTGTAATTATTAAAACCACCATCTATATTTTTGTCAATATATCCATAATGAGGTACTTGTCCAATTGTAGTTTTAGCTTTATCATGCGCACTACTAGTATCAATAACATTTGAATTATCAAAATATTTAACTTGTGATAAGTCAAACTTTTTTGTTGCAAATGTAACGCGTACACCATCTGTTATATTATCATAGTTAGGTGTTTCTGCTCCTGGAATTTTTGCTGTATGAGTTTTTTCTAAAAAACCAAATCTACCATCTACATATAGAGTGTCTTCGTGTATATCATTATTTTCAGTGCCTGCATATGTAGTAGCTGTTCCTGTACCGTCTGATGCGTACTTATAAGATTTAACTCTAAAATCTACATCTATAGAGTCAGCATTATTAGTTAAGTTAGCTGCAAACAATCTATTGTCTTTAATTGCTATGTCTGCACATATATTCCAACTAATGTGACTTCTTAATAACTCTCCTATAGATACTGAAACTTTAGTTTCATTACCATTATGAGTATAATTAAACGTATTTGAAGTAATCTGACTTTCAGATATTATATTAGCTGTTATTGCTCCTTCCGCAGAAGTGTATGTTATATCTATAATTTGTATAGTTCCATAAGAATTGTCTATATTATCTACACGTAAAGATACAGCGTTAGACGAATTAGTACTTAAACTACCTCCTAATGTTTCGTGATAACTTGTGCTAGGAACTGTTTTAACAATGTTAATAGGGTTTGTAATGTTTGACACTCTAGATGTTTTTCCATCTGTTGTTACTAGCCTATAGCAATATGAGTGCGCACCACAAGAAACATTACCACCACCTATTATATCTTGTACAACAGGTGCTAGTAATTTAGATTCTTTAAAAACATTTAAATCTTCTGCAGTTTTATCTAAATAATAGTTAGCGTCTTCTTTAAGGTTTATTGTTCTTAAAGGATTTACTCCGTCTGTCCAATAAATCCTATGAAAATGTTCGTTTTCTTCTGATAATTCTACTCTCAACAATTCTTTGGATGTTAATCCTAAGTCTGTACGTAGTATTATATCTGTTGTTGATGATGAAAAATCATCAGATGGTGTAATTTTAAATATTGCATCTAATGCATTTTCTGTAGAGGTTTTTGCTATAATAGCAATGTAATTAGAAAATTCAGCTACACCTAATGCTTCATAATCAATATTTGATGAATTTAAAGACCCTGGATAGTCTATATATTGAAAATACACTACTTCTCCTCCTGGTCCATGATATACGTATGGCTGAATTGCAATAGTCATGTTTTCTGTGAGCCTATTGCTATAAGATATTATGTATTCAGCATTGTTATTTATTGTAGCTGAAATATTGACCTTGTTAGCTACAGTACTATTTTGTAAAGCAACTAACAAACCTATAGTCATCATTCCGTTTGAACTAACATTCTGGTCAAAACCAGTCCCTACACCCCAAGTTTGATTTGCGTAAAGTATACCTGTGTGTGCCTCTACTATAACTGGAGTAAATCCATCATCACCTGTTATAGTAATTTTCCACCCTAATAATTGTGGGTTTGCTAAATTAACAATATTAGTAGACGCAAGGGCTAATGCATCTGAAAATGTAATTGTACTAACTGTGTCTGTTAAAGTTGTAAATACTGTATTACCTTGTGCATTTTTTAAAACAAAAGAATTATCATCTCTTGTTAAAAGTCTAACTCCAACAGCTTCTTTGTAAGTATCTGGTGGTAAGACATTTGCATCTAAATCTGACATCATCCCCTTAGAGAACGAATTAGGTTTCTTAGTAGATTTTGCCATCTCTTAAAATAATTTTCTAGTTCTCAAGTCTTCTTTATAAGGCAAAAGAGTGTTCCAATACTTACTTATATTTCTCCATTGTTGTTTAGTTGGCATATTATCTTTACCTCTAGCTTGTGCACATTGATATGACCATTCTTTTTTTAAGTCCATATAAACATATCTTGGTAGCTTTTGATTGTAATATTCTCTACCTTTATATTTATACATTATATATGAAGCAATAGCGTCTTCATGATTTGCAGATATAGTAGGAAAACCTTCTTCATCAGTACTTATAGCTTCGTAATGTAAATCTATTGTTGTATTTGATACGTCTATATTAAGATAATTACCTGAAAAGTAACATTTAGCTTCATCATAAACGCCACCTGACTGACTTACGATTTCTATTAAATTAAGAAAATCCGTAGGCAGTAAAGTTTTTTTATCAGTAACTGTAAGTGTTGCAATTTTTTTATCAAATGTAATGCTAGAACCAATTTTCTTTTCTGCTTCAAAAGCCCACTCTACAAAATTGTGAAATTCTCTTGCTGCGTCTTGTATGCCTAAGTTTCTTATAACTGCTGACACTACTTGTTTGACGCTAATTTTAGGACTACCTTTCATGTTTTATTTTTCTTTTAAATTTATTTAAAGGAAGGACTTTGAACTTACTGTATTTATATGGTCTTTCCCATACTAACTTTGTATATTCATCGTCTAATATTGGAACTTTATACAAAACTAGTTCATTTATTTCATTACTTTTTTCCAAATCCATTCTTACATGAAAAGGTCTTTTATGTGGTAATTTTTTAATAAATAAGCTACCTAAATTTAAAGGCATATTAACGACTTCTTGATTAATTGCTACCTCTTCTACCATTTTATCAAGATATGCCGTTAAAATAGCTGTATAGTCTTTATAGCTTAAATATTTGTCACCACGCTCACCCCTAACTTTTATATTTTCTCTTATAGAGTTATAAATTTGCTTTGTTAAAACATATTTATCTTTGTATTGCTTGTATTTATTTTTTAGCTTTTTTTGCACTTACTTGTTTTTTAGGTAACGCAACTTTTTCGTCAGACTGATTATTTGGCCCATTAGACGGTACGCTCATTATAACGCTAAATTCTTGTTCTAAAACTTGTTTAACTAAAACAGTAATTAGTTCTTCTGGTATAGGATATTGAGTTGTATCATCATCTACATAAGAACTTACACTAGTCGGGTCAGAAAAAACACCATTAATTTCTAAAAAACCATCAGAAACTACTGAATCTCCTTCCCAAACATAAAGTTTTCTATCTGCTAGTGTAGCAATTCTACTATTAGATGCAAAAACAAATCTAGAGCTGTTCACGAACATTCTATCATGGTGTTGTACTATTGGAAGGACATTATAAGTTGCTTCCACTGAATTGTCTTCCTTATACGCAATACTACGTATAGCTCTATTATCATTAAAACCTACGTAATCTTTTATGTTTGCTCCATTAAATGATGCTGGTATAGTATCTATTTGAAAACATGAGTTAGATGTTTTTTTTCCACTATCTGTATACTGCATTAAAAGATTAGCTCTATGATAATGCACCATAAATTTAATCTGTCTAGTAGATATATCAGAATCGTCTGAGCCAACACCTCCTGAAATCAAATTTTTAATGTTGTAAGCTATTTCGTTTAATGTTGCCATATTATATTTTTATTAATAAGAAAGGGTAAAATAGGTTACCCTACTCTACCCTTTCTAGAAAGCAGGGAGCAAAAAGCTTCGTTATACTCGTCGTTCAGATATTTCAGCCTGAAGTATTTGGTATCTAGGGTCTCCCAATGTTGCTAGTACCTTACGAGATGAAATCTGACACACTTCTTCGTGTGTAGAAACATTTAATTTTGTTAACTCAGTTGTATACTGCAAATATGTTACCACACAGGTGGTTGCAGTAGATAAACCTAAAGTATTTATTTTTTTCTCCTTAAAATATATAACTGGATTACTAGAATCAGCTTTATTAAAAGGGTCATTTAAATAAGAACTTATGTCGCTAATTTGTATAACTTTTAAGTTTACGTTAGGTGTAGCCTTTACATATGCAGATAAAAATCTACCATAAGTGTCGTTTTCATCTAAAGTACCTATTAGAACAGGAGCACTATCTTGTAATGCTTGTTCTTTACTTATAACTAAATCAGATAACTTATCTCTTGCGTCTTGTGTAGTTTCAAACGCCATATAATATTGTTGAATAAACTCGTCTATACCCATTTTGATGAATTCTTTTAACTCAGCATCGCTAAAGTATGCAGTTGTTTCACTTTCAATAATATTTCGT